TTATACGACAAGGCTTCAACTGACTTCAACAGGTTGTCATATCTAAGGCGAATGTGGCACTCACTTTTTCCTTTATCATTCATTGTATATTGATTGTTATAGGTTTAATATACAGACTCTCCATAGCTCTCCTTGAGCCGTAAAGGGGCTATATTGCCGTTTTCATGGACGGCGAGACACTTACCTGGGGCAATGAGTGTAAAGCCGCTCACGGCAAACTCTGGATAGCAAATCTCTGTTACGTGATAGGCAGAGTGGACTTGCTCCTCTGATAGTTGCGGATGATCCTTTCGGTATTGCTGTATGGTTTTCATTTTCTGTTTGTTATTCCTTTTTTAGTTTTATAGTATTGAGACCTAGTCATGCCAACTTGCTCGCAAGCATCCTTGACCATTAGCCCCGTTGCTTTGAGCTTATCGACGGCCTTGACTGCCTCGTGTGGGTCAATGCCTAGCGTTCTCATGTGAGGCGTGCCAGCTTTGACTATGATGTCCTCCTCTTCTGCTGGCGGCACTTTGTCTTTAATGCTTTCCATATATCGGACTGCGCTTGCTATCATGCTTTCTGTCATTACTTCTTTACTTTCTCTTGTGTTGTTCGACTAAAAGGAGACTTGCGTTGCTCTCCCTTGCTCTCTCCTACCGTGCTTGCGGTTAAAAGCCTGCGGTATGCGTCTCGTGCCGCTCCAGAGGCCATAAAGCCCATGCAACTGGAGATTTTACTTTGCGTTCCTGCTGTGTCTAATGCTCTCATTTGTTTACTTGGTTTGCGTATTGGATTAACGAGCTTGCAACGTCTTGCGGCAAGCCTAGTTGGTCGATGGCGTATCTTGTTGCCGCCTCTGGCGTTCCTTGGTGCGAGCCTATCATTTGATTGATCAAAATCTTGGCGTTTTCTAGTTTGTCTGTGATATCTTCCATTGTTTGTTACATGTAGGGCACGGTTAGATCGTCAATCATTTGAAGCAATACGCCCCTGTGATCTTCTAAGGTGTCCGCGTGATGCACTAGCACCTCCGCAAGCGTCTCTATGTTGTCTTGTGCTTTGTTTACGGCGTGATTTAGCAAGCCCAGGGCAAGGGCTGAAGCGATTATGTAGCTGATTATTATTTTTTGCATGGTTTGTTTATGGTTAGAGTTAAAGCGTGTTCAGGCCGTAGCAAACGCAAATGATTGCCGCTACAATGCAAGCAACCGTGCAGATTGCTAGGATTTGGTTGTCTGTTAGTTTATCCATTGTTATAATCTGTGACGGATGCCAAGCTCTATAAGAAGCTCTTCGGCCTCCTCTATTGCCATGTTAAGGTGCTTTGGCCTAGCTTCAAAATCAAGTTGTAAAACCTCTTCCAGAAGCTCGTTAAGTATTGTTAGCGTTTGTGACTTTTTATCATTCATGGTTTGTTTATGGTTTGCTTATGGTTTGTTTTACTTATAAAAGATATGCTTTCCGATAGTGCAAGTCTTTTTAAGCGAGCTTGCCCAGTAAGGGTTACAATAGTCTGCGTGGTAGTGGTCTGCACCGCCCGTGTAGTTGGTCGAAGCCCCGTTTACGATAGCTAAGGCCTCGTTAAAGCGCGGATGCCGCTTTGCTTTGGCTAGCAACTGGTCAATCTTACCGCTATTCCAGCAGCTAAACTGTTTACGCTGTAAACACACTTGCCTAGTCGTAAGCTTGCGCTTTGCAGCACGGTTGCGTATAACCTCGTTTACGGCTTCCATTGATCCCGTTGCATACTCTCCCCCTGCTTCCAGGATTAAGGTTGCTGCGACGATCTCAGACGCATTGACGGATAGGTTTGAGACTAGGCCAAGTGCTAGTGCTAATATTAGTTGTTTCGTTTTCATAGTTTGTTTGTTGGTTTGCAGTTAAGTTTCTATTTCGTTGCATCCATATGAGGAAACAAGCGAGCCGGCAATAGCCTTCCCATTCTTAATAGATGAAAGGCAAGGCAAGGCTCGCGCACTTCCCATGCAATGCCCTTGCTGATTAGCGTTGCTATTGGTTTGCCCACGGTGTGCCGTAGCAAGCAAGTTGCGCTTATGTGGTAAACATTAGTGAGGCTAGTTCCTTTTCGTTCTGTTGTTATTTTCATGGTTTGTATGCCATTTAATGGCGTGTGAGTGCCCCTGTAGGGCGTTTAGTTTGTTTATAGGCATCTTTGCCTACCTCAAAGCCCCGTGCCCCGTAAAGGGAACACAGGGCGCAAGGCTAGAAGGGTTATACGCTAGTCGCGGTAACAGCCTAAAGGGCTTTCTTGGCGCAACTCATCCCACCACTCAGTATCGTCCGGGATAGCGTCTATCTCGTGGCTAGGTGTCTTACCTGCACCACTCAGCTCATCAATGCCATCTTCTAGGACGCTTCTGGCCTCTCTTAGTATGGTGAATAAAACCATATTCTCAGACTCGTATGCGTCTGAAACTTTAAATGTCAGTAGCCTTTTGGCGTGTGCCAATGCTAGAATGTTTCGTTTGATCTGTTTTTTATCCATAGTTTGTATTGGTTTGATGGTTAAGCGTTGCAAGTAAAGAAGCTATCTCCTTCGTCCATAGGAAACTTGAAGTTCCTATTGGCTCGCTCGTTAATGGTTTCAATGGCCCGGGTCGTATCCTCAATCACGATATGGGAAAGCGTCACGCCGCCCTCCTTCAATTCCTCTAAGGTTCTCTGCGCCGCATCCCTGCTATCAAAGCAAGCGATCCCTGCTGATTCGCCATCGGTTCCAATGAAGTCGTAGTAAGTCTTATCTGTAGGTAGGTTGAGTTTGTTACTCACTTCATATGTTTTCTCCCTTAGTCGTGCAATCTCTTGACGTTCAATCTCAGCTTGAACCCAGTTCAGTTTGTTTTCGTTTTTCATATTATATATTTAGGTTTTAGGTTGCGCCCGGTTTTAGGCACCCCAAAGCCCGCACGAGTCAAAGACAAGGCGGGCAAGGGTTGAGGGGTTATTAAGCCCTATGCTATTGCTTGGCAACGATCGTGGTAGTTGGGCGATTCATGCTCCCATCCAAAGCCCTTACACTTATCATTACTTTCCTCTGAACAGTAATCCTCAATACTATCCCAAGTATCAAAGCTTTGCTCGCAATGATTATCCGTGTGCATAGCCATGATATGACCGTCATCTAAGCGAAGCATTAGGTGATAGCAACCGCCGCCAGACCCAAACCAATCTGATTCTACTATGTTGGCTTCGTGGCGTTTGAACATATCCCTATAAAAGCTTTGAAGCTTTGGGGTTTGTATCCATACCACATCTGTAAGGAATGATTCTAGCGTTGCCTTATGATTGTTGGTTTCAGTTTTCATGTTATATATTTAGTTTATGGTTTTTACTTTGTTTATTTTAGTTATTGAACGTCAAACTCGTCGCGCAATTTATTCGCGTGCTTTGTTAATCCGTTAAGAGTTTTAAAAGTTTTAAGAAAGTGTTCCACTTTGTATGTAACCACGCCAGTGCGGTTGTGAATCATTTTAATGCACCTACGTTCGCCTACATTAGGCAAGTCTGTAGCATAAATAGTGTGGGTAGAATTAGATCCAAGTTTCATAATAAAAGTAATTAGATTCAAACACATTACGGGAGTAGATTACTAAGTGTCAACATATATTTGCATCTTTTTTTCTCCCCTATATATAAGCTTATCAATACAAGGCCATGAGATACTGGTCACATAAACTGGTCGTAGAATACATCTCCTCATCTAAGAATAAAAGAAACCCTACGCGTGAAACCGGGCGGCAATCACGTGAAGCAAATTGTATGCGATCCCGGTATGCGATCCACGCAAGCTCACATTTTTTCGACAGGGGTGGGGGGCGTCAGCCTGGAACTGCTACTCAGATATGTATATACATCCACCACCCTATAAAAAAATATATTCCTGCGAGGCTTCTATATACGTTAGGTGCTCCTGTTGCGTAGACACAGCTTCGCCCCATGGGCTAATATCAACGGTTTACGAAAGTGGAGGTAGTTAAGTCAATACACTCCGTTGATAAGATTTTATGGCTAGCTTGCATGGCGTCATCAGGGCTATCCAACCTCTAAGCATTAGGGACACCCGTATTCCTACGACTATCTCGTTCCTCGATGCCTACCCGTATTTTTACAACTCATAGTGGGGGACTATAGGACTTGGGCTTACACGCTTGCTCCGATGGTTGACTGGAATAGTATTATAGCAAGAACCGTGCCAATTTGTATAAATGGTCAAAATTGACCAGTATGAGAGTTTTATCAAGGACTTACAGAAGTGCCATAAAATGTAGTGGTCAAAAATGACCATAGCTGTGGTCAAATTTGCTCATTTATGGGGGGTTGACAAATTATGGTAAGTATGATTGGCTTTGGATTATGTCTACTAAAGGAAGCCAGCCCAGGCAATTAAATAGGGATGATAAGAAGCTAGAAGAGAACTGGTCTCAGATCAACTGGTCTGGTAAGCCCAAGGGTGTAGAGGTTAAGTGTAGTAAGGCTGGGGTCAAGACACGGATAGTATATAAGGATGAGTGAAGAAAACGAACAGACCCTAGCCAACCTATCGAACTCTATCTCTGAGTCGGTCAATAGCTTTGTAAAGTCTTGGGAGCCTAAAGGCAGCGGTAGACCCCCACTAAGTGTTGGTAACCCTGCTAAGGCACAGGAGGTCTTAATGTTGGTAGCAGTAGGGACAAGTGGTAAGAAGATTCTAGAGCTTACAGGTTGTTCTACTAGCACAGTGGCTAGGTTGAAGTCTGACTGGTGTGACCACATAGGAGACTGGAAGGAAGAGGGTGGTAAGATTAGTGGTGGAATATACATGGACACCTCGGAGGGTCTTAGTGACACTATGGCTCGTATCTGCAAGGCAGAGGAGGAGGAAGACTGGAAGGCTGTTGAAGCCCTCTCTAAAGCCCTACAAGCGAAGAACAAGATACTTGAGGTGTCACATAGGCAGAGCATGACGGCACGTGGTGAAGCGTCTCAGATCACCAGGGAGGAAAAGGTATTTACCCAAGACGACTACGAGGCTACAATCAAAGCAGCTAGGGATAGGATTGCTAAAGCAAAGATGATAGAGGCCGAGGTTCAAGATGTCTAGGTCAATCGGAGATGATAGCTACGAACCGATCTATGACCAGATACGTGGGATACTGGGAGAACATTTTGAGAACTATTGCTTCATTGTAATGGACGCACAAGGAGAACTATTCTATGACTACAACCATCTGCCAGCAGGAAGGATGCTGTTACGTGAGATGCAGGAAGAGATTAGTGAAGAAAACATAGAGATTCAGTGGGAGTTTGAGGATGATTCCGATAATTCAGCAGAAGAAGAATGACTATTGAGTTTACAAAACATCCAATAATCAAAGCCCCTACGGACGAAGAGATAGTTCTTCTAGGTGAGGCTGACCCCAAGCTCCTGTCTGACTTGCACGAGGCTCACGAGGGGCGCATACGTTCAGCGGAGAGTGATCCATTGCACTATGGCTTTGAGCTAGAGGGATGGAAGCACGTAGACAAGTTCTTTGAAACGGTCAACACTGTCTTTGTTAGTGGTGGTAACCGTAGCTCTAAGACAGAGATGGGGGCTAGGAGTGTAGTCAAGGCTGCACTAGAGAACCCTAACGCTGAGATAGTATGCTTTGCCCAGGACAACGATGCGTCGGTGCGTGTGCAACAACGTGCGGTTTATAATTACCTACCACCAGAGCTAAAGAAGAA